GCTGTGCTGGTCACACCATCGAGGATATTAAGTTCTGCTGTTGTGCTGGTCACACCGTCTAATATGTTTAACTCTGCGGTAGTGCTGGTTACACCATCGAGGATATTTAACTCTGCCGCTGTAGAAGTGACGCCGTCTAATATATTTAACTCTGCGGCGGTAGCTGTGACACCGTCTAATATATTTAGCTCTGCTGCTGTGGCTGTAACGCCGTCCATTATATTTAACTCTGCAACCGTACTGGTTAAAGTAGTAGTCCCGTCATTCAAAGCGTTGTAAACTGTTGTGCCAGCTAAGTTAACATCAGTTAATAAATCATAAACTACCGCGCCATCACCTGCTCCATCAGTGGCAATCATCTTTACCTGACTTGCTAAAACGGCAACATTTGCTCCGGTTCCTTGAGAAAAAGTAAGTGTATAGCTTGTTGCATTTTCAATTATCCAAACCTTTGAAAGCGTGTTTGGGGCAATAGTTACTGTACATGCTTGTCCACCGCCAGTGCATTTTAAATAAAAACTCCGGGCTTCATCAGAAGCTCCGTCAGCAAGTGTTATGGTATGCGTTGACGCATCAGCGATTGCCTCAGATCCATAGCTAAAAGCTTCAGATATCAGCTCTAAATTTGTATTAGTTGTTGTACCCCAGGAGCCGCTTTGATCTCCTGTGCCTATTTCTTCTAACCGAAGATCGTTTACATATGTACTTGCCATTTGCCTATCCTTTAAGCCGCTATATCATTCCAGTTAGGTGTTTGCGCTGTATTTACTTGAGCCCAGCTAGGTGTTTGTGAGTCAGTTATCGCGTTCCAGCTAGGTGTCTGTGCATCATCAATAGGAAGCCATGTATTGACCGATCCTATTTGACCAGTAGCTTGAACACCAGTAACTTTAAATTCATCTACAACCGGTTGCCCGTATGGACCAGAAAAATATTGCCCTCTACTCCAGCCGCTATATGTTGTGTTAGCCATTATGCAAACCTTATTAATGCGCCGGTTGCTGTTTCAGCCGGAAAATCTATTCTAAAATCAGGGTTACTGGTTTTATCAATACCAAAGTCTAACACGCAAACGGCTCTGTTACTTTGAGATGAATTATATATCAACGCTCCACGAGCAGTTATGCTTGACGAATTCCAAAAAGCATCTTCAAAGCTACAAACAGCCGTAGTTCCTGTTGTTTCTGGGCTTTTGTTTGTAAGAGTAAGCCCCCCAGAATCATAGTTTGTTCCGCTTACTTCGTTTGATGTAGTGTAAACTGTAGTTGTAGCGTCTAAACTTGCGCTCGATGTATACAAAGCTATTTTAAACGTGTGGCCTCCAGATGCTTTAAAATTATGCACCCCTTCAAGCACTTCTTGTTTAAATGATGTACACATTGCTTCTGTTATAGCCATAATTACGAAACATCTCTTCTTAATGAGTCATATCGGTACTCATCCCTAGAATTCCTGCCCTCACTCAAGTTTTTCAAAAATTGCAGAGCTTCGGTAAACCTTCCATTATATAGAGTCAATAAATCTTGCTCCCCTTTCATAAAAGTATATGCCTCAACTAAAGAGCCGTAAAGCATTGCTAGAGTAGCATTTGTACCTAACCAGCTTGTTCCATCGCTTGTTGCAGTGATAGATTGAGGCCGATAGAAATAATGCAGTTCTGCGGAATATCCTTGATCTGGAGTAGGGGCTATTAAAAAAGTTGTATCATCAAAATCAGCATAGTACTGAGGAGTACCTGTAGTAGCCGGGTTCGGTGTGTAATCCTGTAAAAACGTAACGTGCTTGTATAACAAAAAGTCATTGTTTGAGCTGTTAACAGCACTTAATGAAAAAGGTGCTAAAAAGTCCTCTGGTTTAGATAAAAATTTATTTCCAGAAGTAATTACTCCGGTAGAGTTTTTACGAAAATAATCCAGTTGGGCTTCTTTTAATATACGCTCTTCAGCGTTTTGGATAAATGTTGGTAATTGATTAACAAACGTCGTTTCCGTGTTTTGTGTGTAATCTTGTATTGCCGTCTTTAATGTTGTAAATGTAAAAGCCATATCATGCACTCACTGTTACGGGACCTGCGGAAGCAAAACCACCGCCTCCCTTTGTATTGCCGCTAGTAGCTGTTCCGCTACTGGCAGTAAATGTGTAGTTGTCTGCGTCTACTTTAGTAATAGCAAAACCAGCCGCTGTTTCCAATACGCTTTCAGTAAACCCATCAAAAGCCTCACAGGACCTAAAAGTTACTGTGTCTCCTGTGCTCCTACCATGTCCTGGCTCTCTTACTGTAATTGTTACAGATCCGCTATCTCCAGAAGTAAATGGGTTGAAAGAAAGCAAAACTTCAACAGCAGGTTCAGTTCTAGCTGGGCGGCTTATTTTTAAAGCTTGAGGGTCTGCTTTTACAGGTCTTGGGCTTAGTTGAGGTTGTTTTGACTCATACTCGTCTTTTCCTACAAAAAGACCGTTCCACTCCATGATCATATCAATAATCTTGTAAGCTCGACCCGATCTATCAGAAATTCCTAAAGCACGTTTTCCAGAAGCAAATCTAGCCATATCAAATCCTTACATAAGAATGTGATGGGACAAGCCGTAAAGGGGTTCTTTCTGCATCTTCCGATGCGGCTCTTTGAAATTCTTCGTCGTACATAGCTTTTAGCATCGGAACACGGTCCGGGGCTTTTTTAATTGCAATGTAATAAGACAGCCCTGCTATTAGGCAAGGCAAAAACCTAAAGGGAACTTCGGCATTGTTATTTGCAGAATCAGCGTCTTCTATTCGTTTAATCCTGTAATAAATTAATTGATCGGTAGAGTTTTCTGGAGCTGGCCAAACGGTTACCGTTGGCGTTATCTGCCTGTCTATATAAAACTGAGTGGGCCTTCCTTGAGTGGTTTTGTCGGGTATTGTTAAGTAGTCTTGTCGATTGATGCGAGTAATGCTTATATCAGAACCATCCCTACGAACTACTGCTTCTAGCATATCTACACTAGCCTGGCAGTTAGCTAAACTTGGATTTGAAGCTATCGTTGTAGCTACTCCAGACTCATCGCTTGCGCTACTTGTAATAGTTTCTCCGGCAGTAAAAGACCCGGAAGGAACTGTAATAGTTATAGCTGTTGAACTAGGTTTAGATATAACAGTAGCGGTTGTTCCGCTAGAAGACCCAGTTATAACTCTGCCCACTAATAAATCAGTTGATGCCCCAACAGTGGCAGTAATCGTTCCTAACGGATACGCTGCAACTGCTGAAGACGTAGAGTAATTAGCTAAAGATTGTGTAACTTGTTCTACCGTCCAAAGATTAAGACCTCTGTTTGCCCAATCAGCAAACAAAAGATTAATAGATCTTCGAGCAGTTCTAGAATCATAACCAGTTCTAAGCTCTAAGCCACAACGCTCAAAAGCTTCCTCTGTAATTTCGGCCATGTCTAAATTAAAATCAACCGAACCAGAAGTTGCCATTGTTGTCTCCTTAAAAAACAGTTATGCGTGATAGAACATCATCAAATCAAATTGCGGAACAACAAAAGTAACAAAACAACCGTCTTTAAACAAAAGCCCTTCATCTGGTATAAAAGGATCTTCCGAAGAGTCGTCTGTTCCAATGGAACGAAACTGAACAACTTCGGTTCCCGTAACACTACCATTTCTTATGTTTGCTTTTCCTGCGGTTCCACCAGAGACAAAAGAAAATCCTTTGAGTCGAGTGCGCCCTGCAAAAATTACATCCGCCGCATTGGCATTAATACCCGCAGACACATTTCCAGCAGGGTTTCCGACAGCCGTTATGCTTGCAATGGTTTTAAAGTAGCCAGAACTTGTAGCCGTGCCAGCGTTGGCTCCAGTTACATTTTCTGTTAAAGAAGCTCCGTTTACGTCTGTGCCAACCACATTAAACGATTTACTTGAATCATTTCCTGCGGATAGAATGGTTACTTGTCTGCCAGAAGCGTTGGTAACACTACCTCCATCAGCCAAAGCACCACCAATAACTAGTGCCGCATTATTGCCAACAGATGCGGCTACCGATATACCGTCTGCGTCTAAAGCAACCTCGTCGCTGACGATGACTGCAATTACATCTGATCCTGCCATTTTAATCTCCTGTAATTAGGGGTGATTAAACCCCCGTCCTATAAATTAACTTATTGTAGCAATAGGAGTGGATAGGGCTGTTACCATCCAAGTGGAGTTAGTTCCGTCATCAGCAACGCATGTCATCGAGATTCGTGCATTAGCTACTGTTGAGTTTGGCAAAGTCAATGTATCGCCAGCAACATCGCTAACAGGATTAGCCGCCGTACCAGACACCAAAGTCAACATGCCTTGGAAATTAGACACTGCGCTACCCGGCAGTACAAATGTGGTTGTTACACTTCCACCAACAGCTACAGTAAGCTGAAAGTCATACGTCACACCTACATTGCCTGTAGACAACGCTGGAAGGTTAACAATATTCGCTGCTGCACCGTTAATCAAAAACAAGGTTCCTGATTGAGCCGCCGTCAAGGTCTCTGTTGCAGCGGGAGCTGCATTGAAGTCTGTGTTAACAGCGCGTCTAGCAGTAATTGTGCTGCTGGTAGCAATACTACCACTTGAGTCTATATTACCGCTTGCATCTATATCAAAGTTAGTAGTTACAACACCTGTTACATCGGCTATTGAAATCTGCTCAAAACCGTTTTCTGAACGAATCGGTCCGTTAAAAGTTGAATTAGCCATTTGGCTGACCTCCTTATTAAAGGTTTCACTATAACGTCATAATAAGTGTCTGCTAGGGCAGTCGTTATAGTTAAAAAAATCCTAGGTAACCTTGAGGGTACACAAAAAAGAAAGGGGGCACAAGGCCCCCTCTCATATACTTTAAAAGTATTATGCAGCTCCAGGGGAGCCGTATATACAACGTGGATCTGAATACCCGTAGCTGTAACGCTCACGAGCTTTAAATCTAACATTGCCTGTATCAAAGTCACCTTCCATCTTGGTAGACATACCCATACGTTCAAAGTGAACAAATCCTCTAGGAGCATCTGTTTTTATAAAGAACGCATCAGTGTCCGTCAAGTAATGGTTAACAACGTATCCTTGCGGAAGCATACCCATATTTCGAGTAGCATTTACGTCGTTATCTGATGAACCTGGACGAAGTGTAGACTCAAGAAGACGATCCGCAACAAACTGCAAAGCAGGTGGGACAATCAATTTTAATCCACGAACAGAGACTTTTAATCCACGCTCATCAACAAAGGCAGCAATGTCAATAAGTGAGTTTTCTAAGCTTGTTTCGTTCAAGTCAGCAGCGGTACTTGGCTCATTGCGAAGTGAGTTACCAGTCACCAAAGGGTGATCAGTAGCACACAGCTCTTTGCCGTCACCACCTGTAAAAGTGTCATCAAAAGCATTATTCAAGGTTGCAGCAGCTTTCACCTGTTTGGTGTGAGCCATACTGCGCGCTAACGCTTTGGTATAACGTGATGCAAGACGATCATAAAGATTATCTTCAATTGCTTCTTCTGTTATTGAAAAAGCAAGAGCGATAGTCTCATGTGTATACCTTGCGGTATACGCTTCTTGCGCGTCATCAAAAGACACAGCAGAACCTTCTGACTTAACCGGCGCGGAACCAAATCCTGCCAGCATTACTTCTTCTTCAAAAGCTCGTTCTGAAGATTCAGTGTCATAGATTTCTTTGTCTTCTTGATCGTATCTGGCGTACTCCATACCGAATAAGGCATTGAGGCCAGGCTCTAGCTCTTTAGCTAGTTGTGCTCTACTTATAGCCATTTCTCATATACTCCTATACGCCAGTTGTAGAAACAGTGCCCGCTGCAATGGAACCCGTAGGTGCATTGAAAGGGTTGTTTATACGAACGATTGCGCCGATACCGGCAGATGCAAAGTCTTGGTTATCAGCATCATCAGCCCAACCCATCACACGTAATGTGAGTGAGTTAGTTGTAGCAAGAGTGCTGATAGCTAGACGGCCTAATGAAATGCCAGTAGCGTCAGTACCTGTGATACCTGTAGAAAGACTTGCGTTTAAAAAGACACTTGCGCGAGCAGTTGCCTTACTTGTCCAAGAGGCATCCGTTGCAATTAAATATAACTGACTAGGATCGTCATTTATAAATGCTTGAACGGGATGATTACTATCTGCCCCAGATCCGGGCCAGTAGTTACTCCACACTGTTTTTCCAGTGGTGCTTGAGACGTATTGACATCCTTGAAAAACTCCTAGATGACTCACTGTTCCGCCAGCAGCGTTAGCTGTGTGGTCAATGTACCCAGAAGCAAGAGGTATAACCAATTGTCCGTGGTAAATTTTATCAGTATTGTCACTAGCAATTTCATAAGGAGTATAGCCTGTAAGACCAGTGGAATTAGAACCGCCGCCCAATTTACTTATCGGACGTAGGCCAAAACTTCCATTAATATTCGCCATTATATTCTCCTAGTCCTCATTTTGAGGACCGCCAAAAGTTACACGAGATTGCCTGTCAGGTTTACTGATAGGCATCGCTGGGTGCTGTTCACGAGCTAAATCGTTATCAACAGCAGACATCTGGTCGCGCGTTATACCGCGAAAATAGTCGTTACGTTCCTGAACGACTTCAACCGGGATTCTAGCTAAAAGTAACCCTCCTACACCAATGACTCCGGCATGTTTACCATCGTCTATAGTTGGAATGTCAAAATCAGGGTATTCTTCACCGCGAACCAATTCCCACCCTTCTCTAAGACGAGAGGATATGTTCTTACGATCATCAAAACCCATTACTTCTGTTCTAATCCATCTATGTTTAAAACCTTCCGGTGCGGGTGGTGCATCCAAAGCGGATGGTGGCCTCCACGGTTGTCGGCGCGCTTGCCCTGCGCGTGTTTGATTGGCTCTAGGCGTCCGGGTGGGACTAGCAGCGTTTGTGTTTTCTGTTTTACTCATAATCATATTCCTCACACATATTTAGCATATTCTTCAAGAGGTACATTAAGCCTCTTGGCGATTGCAACCTGCGAGGGTGTTAGTTTCACAGTTTTACGTCCACCCTTGTTGCGGGATGCGGAAGCTTCTGCTGACGCAACTTTTCGGCTTCCCCCGTTTAAATTCTTTTGACCTAACTTCGCTGGAAATTCTGTCAAAAGCCTTTTATCTAATTCAGCATAATACTCATCGGTGCTTGGGTCAAACCCTTCGTCATCGACTAATTTATTATGCACTCCAAAAGCAGCATAAGTCATAACATCATCTTGACCAAACCAAGCATTGCTTTCAGCCCATTGTTGGGCTCTTGGATCTGGCTTGGCAGGTGCTTGAGGTTGTGCTTGAGGTTGTGCCTGTGCTTGAGGTTCTACTTGAACCTCTTCACTTTGCCTTTCTCTTGTTCTTTGAGCTGTTGAGATTTTATCTTTTTCAACGGCTAATGAAGCTAAAACTTCTTGTGCTTCTACCATTTTGTCTATATCGCCAGACTCATGGGCATCTTTCAAGATTCTTTTTGCCGTATCAAGTTGAGAAGATATTCGAGTATCCGCTTCTTTTACATATCCGGCGTCTAAGCTATCTAATCGACTTTTTAAGGTTTCGTTTTCTTTACGAACACTTTCTGCAAACTCAGTGGCAGCATGCTTTTGGCGTTCTTCTTCCCTCATCTTTTTAGTTAGCTTAGCAATGCGCTTTTTAACGCCATCGCTGTACTCTTCTAATTCCTCGGAAGAATCCTGCTTTTCAACTAAAATTTCTGGCGCACTTTCAGAAGATTCCTCAGAGGACTCCTCTAAAGTAACGTCTACCGATGATTCGTCTGAATCACCTATTTCTATTTTTTGTTCTTCTGGCATGTCAGCTTTCCTATGGTGGCTTTCTTCTTTCTAGACATGTTTAACATCATCAGGTTCGATAATAGTAGCGATTACTTCGTCATCATTAATGATGCGAACTTCTCCACCGTCTATCTTAAATCGAGCTCCTGCATAACGGCCAATACAAACCCATTGACCTTCCTTGCACCACGGCTCTCCGTCTTCTCCAAACTTATTTGGATCAGCATACGCCAATGGTCCGGTTTTTAGCACATAGGCAACTACCGTTGCTAGCGCTTCTCTATCTCTAACAGAATCAGGTATATGTATTCCTCCGTCAGATGTTTTTCTACCAGAATAAGGCATAACCAATATTCTCCAACCGGTAGGCTGTGGCAGCCTTTCATTTAATGAAAGGTCTAACCTGGTAGGATCTAATACTTTTTCTTCTTTCTCAATGTAAGCAGAAGCCACTGATGATTGCCGTTTTTGATTTTCTTCGGCAGCAACATGGTCTGGTACGTAAAGCGTTTTAGTCATTCTTCCTCCGATGAACTAAGAGCGTCTTTGATTTCTTGTTCGGCATATTCCAGCCCCCTGAGCTCACCTACTAACTCTCTATAGTCAACGTACTCTTTAGCAGTACCATGAATGATAGCTGATTGTGTTAAAGAAATACGTTCTTGTACTCTTTTTAAGACTATGTACGCAAAAGTTGTAGGATCTGCCATGCATCAAAGAATATGGCATTTTGAATTATTAATCAATATATACCGCTAAATTTTTTACCAGTAGCTTGACCTCGTGTTCCTCTAGCCGAACCGCCACTTTTGCGCTTTATAACTTTTTTTACAAGCCTTTTAACTTTTCCCTTAATTTCATCATAAAATTCACCTACGCCATCGTCCATTCCAGCTCTTGTCGCGTTATTCATGCTTTGCTGTCTAACAAATTCAGGCTTATCGTTTTCGTACAAATACTCCATTTCTTCCGTAGTTAGTTCTTTTTCTTTTTTAGCCATCTAAAACATTCCTTTAAAGTTATAGGCTTTAACTTGATGGACTGAACCGCCGTTAGCGTATTCGTCCATATCATTTAATTCTCGTCCTTTTTTAAGCAGGTACTCTGCTTCAGGTTTAGTAATGCCTGTTTGCTTGGCCATTTGACCAGTTAACTGTTTACTAATATTTCCTCTGCTAATTGCCATTATTCTCCCCTCCCGGCTCCGCCGACTCTATCAATACGCTCTCTATTAACTTCTGCTCGAAGCAATGCTATGTCTTCTTGAGAATCTATTTTTTCTCTAGCCATTTCTTGCTTTTGAGCTTCCGTTTGTATATCAAGCTGATGTTTGGCAGCAAACTCATCAGCTTTTCTTTGAACGTCTGCTGCTTTTATGTCTATTTCTTTAGAGCGAAGCCCAACTAAAGGATCTTCTTGGCCTTCTGCCGGAGGACTAAGCTCAGTCACTAGTTCAGTTGTAAGTTCAACAATTAATTGAGCTACTCTTTGCTCCATAATTTCTGGAGGTATTTCCTGTGGTTGCTGCCCTGTTTGAGCGGCTTGCTCCATAATTGTCTGCATTTCTTTGTTAACTGCATCCCTGGCTTTAAAAGCAATGTGTTCACTTATGTGCGCCAGTAATAGACCGAACACAGCAGGGCTTGACCCTACTATGCCTGTTTTCATAAACAATAAGTGCGTTTGAATGTGTGCATTATGTTCTTGTTCAGGAAAAGCTTGTAAAGTTTGCTGTATCAGTGCTTTTGCATTTTCTATAGCAGGGTCTGTTGGCGCTGGTTGAGGAGGTGGAGGCAAAATACTCTCTATATTTTGAACTCCAATAGCCTCATACATTCTATGGTATGCCTCGTATAAGTTATGCATTTCAGGGTTACTTTGCGCTAACTGCAATTGAGTTTGGGCTAAAGCCATACGCTGAGACATTGAGAATATATTTGGGTCGGATACAGGGATGATATCTACTCGGTCATCAAAGTCTTGCTGCTTAATAGATGCTTCTGCGCCTACTACGTTGTAGGGATAAACCGGAGGTAAAGATTCAGCAAAAACTTTTGCCAACATCTTAAACTCTTTGCGCTGGGCATAGTGCAAGCGCTTGTGGATAGCAGACATTACTTTAGAACCGCGTTCAAGAAGAGCGACCGTAGTGCCGGGAGCTGCTTGTTGATTACCATCACCTACTTGAATGTCAGTAATGGCCGCAAACCTTCTACCCGCATCTACCACAAAACCTAAGAGCTGCATTAATGTTTGACTAGGCTCTTTATAAGGCAACGGCATAATGCTCTGACTAAGCTGGCCGCCAGGAACATCAATATCCCTAAATTCCCCTGGAGATAAAGGCTCGTCAGCATCCCTAATTCTAATTCCTCTGGCTTTAAAACCAGCAGGTAAATTTGCCAAAGTACCCGCATCAATTAACTGTCTAAGAATAGCTGTTGCAGAACGCCCTAAGCCGCCAATCATGTGCAACAAACCAAAGCCGTAGAAACCTAGCCCTGGTAAAAACTTATAGTGGGCAAAATAATTTGCTTTATGGTAATACTCATCGCCTTCAACCCAGTTTCTTCGGACGGACAATATTTTAGAACTGCCTTCGTCTATTGTGACTATGTACGGAAGTTTAATTCCTGTTTCACTGTCATCTATCGGATGCCTATTTTCAAAGCCGGGTAAGTCTAGGTTTGTGTGTATTTCTAGTATGGTGCAGTCTAAAGCGTCTGAAGTTTTTTCTATCCCAGAAAGCTCTCTTTGTTTGTCTAAGATTTCATCATCAGATTCGTAAGGGCTTAACTCAACGTCACGATAAAATCCCATTGCTTGAGATTTACGAACATCATTTTCATCCATTCTTATAACATGTGTTATTCGAGAAGCAGACGCTAGATCAGACGCATTGTATGGCACAACTAAGTCATCCGCCGGAACAAACCGGGCTACAGCCCTGTCTAAAATGTCATCAAAGTAAACTTTTTTAAAAGCGCTTCCCGCAATAGGAAGATTAAACAAAAGACGATCCATTTCTGGATCATATTCTTCCATCACAGTTGTTATTTGGTAGTTCATAAACTCACTGACGCGCTGTGACTGTTTTTGAACTTCTGGGTTTGTTGCACCAATAATTTGAGTTCGCACAGGTCCAGAGCTTGGCAAAAGTTCTTTATATGCTTGCGCTTGAAACTGAGTAATCGCCTCTGCTATCAAAGGGTGTGTTACACCACTAGAGCCCCTAAAGGGTTGGTCCCTTTCTTCGTATTTAATACCTAACAGCTCTAAGCCGTTAACATAAGCATCTTCCCAATCTTTCCTGCCAGACCTGTCTTCTTCATACTGCCCTGTTAATTCGCTAGCAATATCCATTAGATCTCGCTCGTCGATTAGTTCGGCTAAATTAGAATCATGCTCCGCAAAAAGAGCTTCTTTAAATCTTTTTTGTTCTTCATAGCTAAGAACTACCGAACCATCTTCTTGCTCCTCCATTTCAGGAGATTCATCCATCTCTTCAATTTCAATATCTATCTCTGTGTCATCCATACCCTGAAAAGAGCTGCCGCTAGAGGGCATCACCCCATCAATTAAAGAAGTAGGTTCGTTCGCCATTTAAAAATCCTTCTTACTGTCCGTCTTGATTAGGGGGCAGCATTTTTGCTTTTCCCACGTTAAGCGCCATTAACTCAATCACTTTATATAACTTTCCGAGTAGCTCGTCATCTTTTGGGGTTGAAGTCATGGAAGCAATAAAAGAAGCCGCGCATACAACCCCTGCTACAATTCCAGCCATTTCCGCTAAAAAATCAAACATATCTTACTCCTTATCGTAGTCTCTATAAAATTTAACTATAGCAATAATGTTACTAGTGTACCTTTTTATTTCAGCCATGTTCATAGCTAAGTTTTCATACTGTTTTGTTGTTAAGGCGTAGTACGGCTTTGCAGGGGCATTGCCTTCTTTTATTAAGGCCAAATACTCGCCCATTAAAGTTGGGGTCAGTACTTCAAACGCTACGTCCGTAAGTTGCATCTCCATTGGCAATGGCGGGTGATACATCGGCGGTCGCTCTGCTATGGTTTTTACTTCCACGGGCTTTACAGGCTGCATCATTGAGCAGCCACTTAGCAAAGCTAGGCTAACCGCGAACAGAAGCAGGTGCATCTGGAACCTCTACTGGGTCGGATGTTTCACGTGGAACATCTTCTTTAGGGTCAAACTGGTTGGGGTCCGTTAACTGGATTAATTGAGCTTTAAGCTTCTTCGTTCCATTGTTAACTCTTGATTCGATTAACTTTGGCTTGGCTAAAGCTAGGCTGTTCATGTCGTGTTTGGAAAACTTGTCTCTAAGTGTCCCTACTTGCCGTAAAGCCTCGTTTTTCTCTGATTCTAAGCTGTTTAGCTGAAAGCTTATCTGTTCTTGCTTTTGTAGGTAAGCATCGATAGAGTCATTCTGTTCTTGGATCTTGCTCTCAAGAATAACCTGGTTACCTTTAAGCACAGCCATTTGATTATTAAGGTATTTTATATAACTAGCCGAACCTGCAAGGGATGCTAGCAATAAAGCGCCTAATATTATAGCTAACTTAAAACCCATAAGTATAAACCTTTAACGGCTGTTCTTTGCCCTTAACACTAATGTTAGCAACAAAGTCTAAACTATATTTGCAAGTATTGGCAGTAGATTCTCCAATCAGTATATCAACTTGCTGTTCTTTAGTGGCTGATTCTAACCTTGCTGCGGTATTTACCGCGTCCCCTATCGCAGTATAATCAAACCTTTGCTCACTTCCCATGTTGCCAATAACAGCTTCCCCGGTATTGACCCCAATACCTATAGCAATTGATGGTAGACCTTCTTTAACGAGCTCTATATTAAGGAGCTCCATGTTTTTAACAATTTCTAAGGCACATTCAATGGCTTTATTTTCATGCTCTGCTTGATCAAGTGGTGCGTTAAATATAGCCATCATCGCGTCACCTATATACTTATCAACCATGCCTTCGTATTTCTGCACGGCTTTCTGTTGGGCAGTTAAGGCTTTATTCATTATGTACGTGACTTGCTCTGGTGGCAGAGTCTCCGATAAAGAAGTAAACCCACGAACATCGGTAAACAAGAATGTTGCGTATCGCTTTTCTCCGCCTAGTCTAAGCAGCTCTGGGTTTTTCTGAAGCTGCTTTACTTGCCTAGGATCTAAGTAATGCTCAAACTGCTTCTTTATCTGCTGTCTAAGTTTAAATTGTTTTCTAAAGTTAAGATAGAAAGCGACACTTGTAGCTATAAACTGAGCAATTAACGCCCAGGTAACATCAATGAGTACTCCTTTATTTATTAGATAAAAACCCGCTGAACATGTTAAAGCCATACATAAAAGAGCAGCTATTACCCCCCAGGTAACTCCAAGTAAGTGAATGGCTAACCAAACTGTAATTACAGTTATTACATATGCGAAAGCTTCAACCGCTAATGCATAGTCTGGGATATATGGGCTGTTCTCTTGCAGAATACT